AGGTCCGCAGGGTGATACCGGCGCGACTGGTCCCGCTGGTGCTGACGGGGCTGACGGGGCTGACGGTGCAGATGGAAAGACCGTCCTCAACGGCTCGGGCGCGCCGTCTGGCGGCACGGGCGTTGATGGCGATTTCTACATCGACACGACGGCCAACACCATCTACGGGCCTAAGACTTCTGGTTCGTGGGGTTCTCCGACCTCGCTCGTCGGGCCGCAAGGGGCAACGGGTGACACAGGCGCGACAGGTCCGGCTGGCATGGTCTTCCGAGCGGTTCGCACCACGGACACTTCCGCGATTGCCAACACCGAGACACAAGTGCTCGGGTACACGATTCCGGCGAACACGGTGAACGTCGGCAGCACCTACCGCGTCGTCGCCTCCTACACCCGCTCGGGGACGAACGCGACGCAAGCGACAGCGCGTATTCGCATCGGCGCGACCACGCTCACGGGAAACATCGCGTCCTCGCTCACCTTCCCCGCAGCCGCCACCGCAGTCGCCGGTCGCTTGGAGTTCATCGTGACGTTCCGGGCAACGGGTGCCTCGGGGTCCGCCGCAGGCTCGGGCGTGTGCTTCCATCAGGCGACGAGCGCGAGCGCGTCGAACACCGCCGCCGTCACTGTGGACACGACCGCTAACCGGGTAATCGAACTGACCGTGATTAGCGGGCAGTCGTCAAACTCCTACACCTTCCAGCACGCGTATATTGAGGAAATCCTGTGAGGCTAGGCTGCGTGATGGCCTCCGACCTCAATAGCGTAATAATGTAAATGTCTTATCAAGGGAGTTCAATGCATGTTGATTTTGATGAACTTATCATCACAACGATTAGGCGCATTGAAGATAGGCTTCGGGCCGTTGAGAATTCGCTGGCAAACATTGAGGGACAGCAACTTGGTAAGCAGGGCGTCGGTAAAGTTGTACTTAGTGTAGCAACGGTGTCTGCTGCAATTGGCAGCCTAGTTGGTGTAGTATTCTCTATTCTATAGAAAGGACGTTAATATTATGAATCGTGAACCAATTGAGCGTAAGGTAAGTGCAGCAGCCTTTGCTGGCGCTGCGGTTGCTGTTGTTCTTGGTATTGTTTCTGCATTTGGTGTTGATTGGCAGCCCGACCCGGCGTGGGTTGCGGCTCTGACTACGCTTGTAGCCGTATTTGCCGGTTGGCTTGTGCCTAGTAAGTTTAGCGGCGACTCCCCCGCGCACGAGCAGGACGACTACGTAGTTGAGGAAACTAATGGCGAGTAATGCTGACAAGATTCTTAGCGAGGCAAGGCGTTGGATTGGGCATTACGAGCGTCGCCCGGAGAATGACAATCAGGGCTGGGACAATCCTCCTACGTATTCGGGTGGCTCTTGGATTGTTAACAAGAGCCAGCGGGATTCGGGCTACTCATTTCCGGTCCCGTGGTGCGGCTGCTTCGTAGTTTTCTGCGCGAATAGGTGCGGGTACAAGAGTTATCAGCACGTTAGTAACGGCGGCGTCGGACACGGCGCGACTGCTATTACGTTCTCCGAGGCACAGCGTCGAGGTTGGCTTAAGCGCAATCCCGTCGCCGGAGCACTTATGATTCGCAATGGCGTGCATGTAGGAATCGTTGACCGTGTATACGACAATGGTACATACAGCACAATTGAGGGTAACAGCGGCGACGCTGTTACTGCGCGTATTCGTTCAGTCAAGGACAATTGGTACTTTGTTGTGCCACCGGACCTCGGCAAAGCAACAGACAGCAACACGCAGGTTATGTTTGCGTTTGAGCGAACTGACGTAAAGATTTACGGCGGCTGGCGTACAAAGACTGTTCGAAATCAGCAGATGCGAAAGTTTCAGAAGAATAACCCCGACTATTGGACGCGAGCCATTAAGACTACTATGCCACAGCCGTATTCGTTTGAGGCCGGTCCAAAGAGTACTTATGGGAAGCCTCAGCAGTATGGGGGATGGCCTAGCAAGTCAATCCGCGATGAGCAGTTGGCTTTGTTTAAGAATGCTAACCCCGGAGTCCCTACGCGCACTTACAATTACCGCAGGCGCATTTCTGGGCCAGCGCCCGTTGCAAGCGGCCACGACAAGTTTAGTTAAGGAGATACATTGGACCCTAACACTCAGCAGTTGACGCCGGACGAGATTATTAGCGAGCCTCCGACCGAGCCTCTTGACGCTCCGGCTACGACAGAAGTTGGCGATATTCCAGCACCAGAGGCTACGGATGCCACTGCCTGATAAGAAGTGTAAGACTTGCGGGCAGATGTTTACGCCCATACGTAAGACGGCAACGTATTGTACAGACAAGTGTAGATATCACGCGCATCTTGCAAACAAGAAGCGCATCACAATCCCGCGTGACCTTCGGTGGACTATTCTTCGCCGCGACGGCTTTATGTGCCGTTATTGCGGCGCAAAGCCCGCTGAGCGCGAACTTCGGGTTGACCACATTATTTCTGTAAAAGACGGCGGCGACCTGACTAACACAAAGAATCTCATTACTGCGTGCGACCCATGCAACTCGGGTAAGGGCGAGCGCTCGCTTGACCCCGACGAGATTCCATCATTGGATATAGACATAGCCGATGAGTGAGGTTGTGCGTAAAGACACAGACGCCACAGGGCGATGTTTGACTTGTGATGCTCCTTTGGAGACACACAAGCAAGGGCGTCCTAAGAAGTATTGTTCTGACAAATGCCGCTCTGCAATGCAGAAGTCGGTTCAGAAGCAAGGATACTCCACTATAAGCGAAGCACAGCAGTCAATGCGGGCGCTTGCGTTTGAGAACCTACAGGACGAGGTTCGTGAGGTTCTTAGGCAGGAAATCCGTGACCAGATTACACAGCACGTACATGACAATGTGCTAGGTGCTGCTGACGCAATGATGACGATGCTTCCGCAGGCGCTTGCTGGTCTTAGGCAGGACCTAGAATCTGAGGACTGGATGGCTAGGTCACGCGCCTACGCACTTCTGCTTAAGTACGCAATGGCGTTTGGCGAGGCTGACCCGAACGAGAAGGGCTCACAGAATATTGTTGTGGTGTCAGGGGTGCCTACTCCTGACACTCCGCTTGGACACGCTGTAGTCGAGCAGTATGAACAACTGCCAGAGGCTTCTAAGAGCGTGTCGGCAGACGATGATTCTGTTGAGGACTTTGAGCGCGACTGGCCGGAGTGCTACCGCTGTCATCAGCGAAAGCCAGCCGCAAACATGAACATACACGACGACCGAGGGCGTTATGTATGCACATCTTGCCAAGTTACACAGAACTACAAGTATGGTGGTTCTGACCCCGGCGCAATCGTTAATAATCGTCTTTATGGTGGAGAGTGACAAATGGAAGTCTCATTTGTCTACGAGCCGTTCCCTGTACACCTGCCGTTTCACATGACAAGCGTGCGCGAAAAGGCCGCGATTGGTGCGGTGGGCTCAGGCAAGACGCTTGCATTGTGCGCCGACGCGATTGGACTCGCACTAAACCAACCCGGCTCGCGTATTATGATTGCGCGTCAGACCACTCCTGCTTTGCGAGACACCACAGAAACAGAGTTCGTCAACCTACTTACCCAGCGTCCGGTAGATAACGACACGGCCACGACGCTTTGGCAGTTGTGTGAGCCCAAGCGCATGGCAGGCCACATTGATAGAATCTACTTTCCTAACGGGTCAGAGGTATTGTTCCGGTCGCTTGACGATTGGCGCAAGCATATGTCCTTGAACCTCGCTGCCGTTTACATTGACGAGGCAAGTGAGATTGAGTACGATGCCTACAACGGACTTAAGACTCGACTTCGCCAGCAGCAGCCGACTCCTATGGCGCGTGAGCAGGGAGTCAAGTGGGACAAGAATAACATCAGACAGTTAATAGCAATTGCGACTAACCCAAACGGGCACGATTGGGTATGGGACCACTTTGTTAATCAAGAGACACCGGGAAGGCGCTACTTCCGCTCAACGTCATTTGACAACCCGACTCTTTACGCAGACGACGGAACCCCGAGTCCCTATCTACAGAGCCTTCTTGCGATGCCTGAAATGTGGGTGCGGCGCTATGTGCTTTGTGAGTTTGACGCCTTTGAGGGACAGATTCTTGAATTCTCCACAACCGAGCACGTACACAATCACTTTAACCCTCCGGCTGATTGGGAGCGGGCTATGGGGCTTGACTGGGGACTTCGTAACCCAACGGCTGTTGTGTGGTGGGCGCGAAAGCCGGGAACTACTCGTTGGTATCAATATCGTGAGTGGCAGTCATACGACCCGACTGACGCCGCATCACGAGAAGCATATGTTACGATGAGTGTTCACGAGGTTGCTGCTACGATTAAAAGGCTTGAAGATGGAGAAACAATCAAGTATCGCGCAGCCGACCCGGCCATTCGGAATAGAATGGGAGAATCTACTAAATCAGTTGAATATTGGTTTACAACCCACGGTCTTAACTTTCAAATGGGGTCGAAGGACTATTCGTCCAGAATCAACGCCCTTAATCAACTTCTGACGCGCGACGAACTGACGCTATCTACGCAGTGTCCCATGACAAGCGTAGCCTTTCAGCAGTACCGCTGGGCAAAGATTAATATATCAAGGGACACAGACGGTGCTGAGCGTCCTCGCAAGAAAGACGACCACTTGGTAGATGCGGCGCAGTATCTAGCAACATTGTTCTATGCAAAGACGCCGCCTCCTATACCAACAGAGGACGAAACGTCACTCAACGCGCAGGTTTGGAAGCAGGTAGGAAAGCAGGTTAAGCAGCAAAAGCAGCGGATGCAGGCGGTTGCTGCTATGAACGCGAATTATATGATATAATGGAGCCTATGAACGATTATTCTGAACTGGCCCAGCCGTTTAAGTCAAATCCTGACCCGACATTTGCTGGTTGCCTCAATACCAATAAGGAAGAGCAGGGAGTTGTATTTCCCGGCGTTACCCCGCTAGAGGCGGCGTATTGTTATATTGGAGAGTCGTCGCTAATCGAGGGACTTGCAGCACTTTACAACACGACGCCTAACAAATTGAAGGCGTTTCTAAGCGGAAGTGACTCAACCAAGAGTGAAGTCGCTTCACTTAAGGCGGAGGTAAAGGCCCTAAAGAAGCAGGTTGCTTCTTACGACGCATTCAAGGACGCCGCTGAGGAAGCCGGTTTGTTCGTAACTAAGATTAAGTAGCGAGGCGAATGGCAGCCACTAAACTTGACATTCAGGAACTACAGCGCCGCAAAGAGTATTCGCGTAAAGCGCGTCGCTTGTGGGAGCCGGACTGGTGGATGAACATTGCGTATGTCAATGGCGACCAGCATATCGGATGGGACCTTACGACCGAGCGCTTGATTGAGCGCGTGGCTCCGCACGGCAGCGAGCGTACTGTTCACAACATCTGTATGCCGATTGCAAGGCGCGAACGAGCCAAGATTCTTAAGACCGTGCCAATTGTAGAGGCTCTTCCAAAGACTGACGCCGAGGACGACCAGTACATTGCTAAGGTGGTCAACGCTCAGTTTAGGAACTGGCGGCACGAGTGGAAGATGGACCGCCGCCTTCGTAACGCCTCGTTCTGGATTGTCACTACCGGAAACGTTTGGCTTAAGTGGTTCTGGAACGGCTCTGACGGCGAGGTTGCAGTTGTTCCGCCGTTTGATGTTTACCCCGACCCGTATGCAAAGTCAATGCTGGACTGTCGTTGGATTATTCAGACGCAGTTCCTTGACGTTGAGACAGCATACGAGCGGTACGGTAAGAAGTTTGATGCGATGGAGTCCGACATTGCTGCTGGCCTTGAAGGGCGTCTTTACTCTAACTATACCGATGGTCTAAACGCAAACCTTCCCGGCGTTGTAGTTAATGAGTATTGGGAGCCTCCGTGCTCGTATCGTGAGAAGGGCGCTTACATTGTATGGGCCGGAAACGAGATTGTGCATGAGGGGCCGTTCCCGTACAGCCACGGGCACATGCCGTTTACTCACATGGGCCACATCGAGCGTTCAAACTCAAAGTGGTATGCTTCCGTGCTTGACTTCGTGCGAGCGCCGCAGGATGAGATTAATCGCGTAGAGGCGCAGATTATCGAGAATCGCAACCTTGCTAATGGTAAGTGGTTTATTCCCCATTCGCTTGAATTGGAAGCCGACCCAGACGCCAGCCCTCGACAGGTGCTCCGTGCTTCTGGTGGTCCTCCTGATTCCGCCCCGCAGTTTATCGAGATTCAGGCGCTCCCGGCGTGGGTTGGTGGCGAGTCTGCGCGCATTACGCAGTTTGCACAGGATATGGCCGGTCAGCACGAGGTTTCGCGTGGCGGTGTTCCGGGCCGCGTCGAGGCCGCGCAGGCTATTCAGTTGCTACAGGAGACTGACGACGAGGTTCTTAAGGACACGATTCACTCTATGGAAGAGGCTATGTCAGAGGGTTTCTGGCAAATGGCTAACTTGCTTAGGCAGTTTGGTAAGCCCAAGCAGGTTCTTAAGGCTTACGACCCGTCCGGCGCTGTTGAAGTGTACTCGTTTATGCGCGACGACATTCCGTCTGGTGACGAACTTCGCGTGGTTACTCAGACTACGACCGGCCTTCCACAGAGCATCGCCGGACGTTGGGACCGAGTGCTTAATCTGTGGCAGTACAAGATTTTGGAGGACCCGAAGCAGGTTCTTGAACTGCTTAATCTTGCCCCAGAAAGCCCGGACCTTCTGCCAGAGGCGCAGGACAAGGCGCAGGCGTACCGCGAGAATAAGTTGATGAGCGGAGTGCTTGACGGAGAGCCGCGTCCTGTTGAGGCATATCAGTGGAACAACCACGCTGTACATATGTTTGAACACCGACGTTATATGAATAGTGACGAGTATGCTACACTTAACCCAGATATTCAACGCTACTTTGAGTTCCATTTGGAGCAGCATGAGCAGATGAATATTATTGAGGCACAGAAGTCGGCGGAAGTTCAAATGGCTGCACAGGGGCAGCCGCCGCCCCCACCGCCTGATATGGGTGGCGGGCAGCCTCCGATGGAGCCCGGTCCACAGGGACCGGCCCCGGTTCAGCCATAACAGGAGATTTAATGGATATTACTAAGGCCGCAGACCAAGCAACGAATGCTCTCTCTACCATGATGATGGTAGTGGCGCAGCAGGACCCTAAGAGTCCGGTTGCCGACGCCATTCAGCAGATGATTATGGCGATTGGAGAGATTCAGGCGCGATTTGGTGGAGAGGGCGCAACCCCGCCTGCCGCTAATCCCGACGCCGCTGGTGACGCACAGATGCCGGAGGCAGCCCCTCCGGTTACTATGTCGGGCAACCCCGGCATGGCACAGGCTGCCACTGAGGCAGCATCAATGATGAATAAGCGACCCATGATGGGTCGTTAAGAAAGGAACCATGAGCGAGACTACTGAGGCACAGGCACCTGCTGGCGACAGCCTTGAAGTTACTGAGGACGACGTTAAGCCGTCTAAGGGCAAGGGCGATTCCAGCAAGCCCAAGACCGATAGTAAGGAGAAGTCATCACAGCCCAAGTCTGGGGCTAAGAGTTCTGACGAGAGTTCTGAGCCAAAGCAGGAGGTCAAGGATGGCGGTCCAGCGCCGTGGGCAAAGGACCTTGCAGACCGTGGGATTGAGGACCCGAACGTGGACGCCTATCTTAGAGAGGTTTGGCAGCCGCGCATGACTCAGTACGAGCAGCAGATGAGTCAGTGGGACCAACTGTTCGGCGGTGATATGGAGCGAGCGCAGATTATGGCAGGACTTGCCGAGGCGCTTGAAAATGACCCTGCGGGGACCTATCAGCAGATGGGCGAGTTGCTTGGTCTGCTGAACGACGGTGAGTACGACGAAGGCGAGTTTGACGGCGGAGTTGATGGTGAGTTTGGCGGCATGGACGACGGTGAAGAGCCGGATGAATACCGGCAGTGGGTGATGGACAAGATGGCACAGGAGCAGGAGGCACAGCAGGACGCCGCCTATGAGGCACTTCTGACAGACCTTGAAACCGAGCACCCCGGATTTGACCGTGAACTGTT